GCCGGTGCTTGACTATAACTTATTAATTTAGCTTTCATGTTTTTCTCCATCCCATAAATTTCAATTTAGCTTCAAGCCCTTTATAAATATTTTCTTTAATAACACTTTCGACATTTGTTAATCCATTTAGGTACATTTCATTAATGTCCTTTCCTGGCACATTAGATGGCCATATACAAATCTTATAACCAGCATCAATTACCTTTTCCATTTGTTTATGTATCTGTTTGTTTCTAGGTTCAGAATCAAAAACAAACACCGCGTTTTCTTTTGCATTTTTTAGTGCAGAAATGTTACCATCGGCACCGGCCATGGCAATCGAATTCTTAATGAAAAAACTATCTATTGCACCTTCAACTACATAGTATTGTCTGCTAAAATCAACCGTGTCTAAACCAAATAGCTTTGGTCGATCATCAAACATGATAGTAATATATCTTACACCTTTAGGGTCAAATCCACGAGCAGATACACCATACATCTTTTTATATTCGTCAAAAAAAGGAATTACAAGACGAGGCTCATCCTTCTCTACATTTTCAAACTTATTTGGAATGATACTGTTGATCCATCCTCTGAATTTTGGTGTATAATATATACGATAATGTTGATGTGTAGGAATCATCCTACCTTCTATATATTTTTTTACTGGATGGTTCCAGTTCAGTTGACTGATTTTTCTTATATTTTTTAATGCAGTCGAGGTTTTAAAAACAGGGGCCTCGAATTTAGTTGTTTCTAAAATGGGTTTTGTGTTAGCGTCCGGTTTTTTGATAAACTTTTCTACAAAGTAATCTTTAAATGCTAGTGGATCAACACTCTTTAGAAAATGTGAAAAAGTTTGACTGGCACCACAATTGTGACAATAATAGAAAAATTCACTATTTCGTTCCAATAACCAACCACGAGCCTTAGATCTAGACTTTTGAGAGTCACCACAGATAGGGCAACGGAAATTAATCTTATAAGGATTGGTTGATCTAATCTTAAATTGTTCTAATCTTCCTGCCAATGTTTGTGCATACTGTAGATCTACAAAATCAATCATATTTTAAAAAACCCAATTACATTTAAAATGACAGTAGTATTATAATACAAACAAGAGCAAATGTCAACCAATAAATGCAGCTAGATTGATATTATTTGCAAATTGTGAAAGAAAGGTAATCACACCGATGGCACCGAGTAGCCACCATTTGAGATTTTCTATTTTTCTAAGCCGAGCTTCCTGATCGTCTGCAGCAGACTTTAAGCCTATCATGCGAGATTCCAAATTGCCATTTAATTTTCCAAGTTGAGTCATGATTTCAGCATTGCGTTCGGCTCTGTTTTTAGCACTGTCGTCAGAAAGTCTTTTATGGTCTTCTTTTGCAGATATACGATGTTCTTCTAAGCGCTTATGAAGTATTTCTGTTCGTTTAATATCTTCTTGCTTGTGCCCTTCTATTTTTTCTTCAAGATCTTCGAGCTTTGAAGCAAAATGTTCCATAATTTTTTGCTGAACTGCAAGACTCTTAGTCATATCAGACATTTCGGACATGACTGTGTCCACTTTGTCAAAAAAGCGTTCGATTTGCTTTACATCTTTCTTTATAAGAGCGACATCAGTTTTAACTGCGTTGAGTTCATCTGACATTAAAACCTCCGGTAGATTTGATTATATCACCGTATTCATAGTTTGTCAATGGTATTTATTCGAAAAGTTGTACGACTTAGTCTTTTTTGTCAGAATTTTCTTCTGGCTTTTTAGTAGTTACATCTCGATAATATACAACTACCTCACCAAGTTCACGTATATACCTACGCAATTCCTGAACATTGGCTGCCATAAGTTCATAGTCTTTTACCGTTGTAGCGACAAAAAGAATATCCCCACCGTTTAGAGCTTTAATCTCTTCAAAAAATTTATCTAGGTAGGTAAACCCTGTAGGCCATTTTGGATTTTGACGATCTTCCTGAGAACATGCCTTTGGAGTTATAGTTTGATGTGTACCATCTTCGTTAAGTACCGGGGCTCCTTCGGCATCAAGATGAGGTACTGCTTTGCAGGGGTTGGGTACTTTTGCTTCAGAAACAACATACCACGTTGGAGCGCTTAATTTAATATCACGAGGAAGTGTTGGCTGTATGATTTCAATTTGAACAGGTTTGGTGACAATTTGAATTGGAATTGGTTGCTCTTTTTTTCCAAAGAGACTAAAGCCACCTAAAGTAGAACAGCCACTAATTAGGCTGATTGTTGTTAATAGTAGAAATGTTTTTACTATCATTTTCTAAATCCTCGAATACCTTTGCTGTTCCGCTGTTGATACGATTTTCTATTAAACCCGGTTTAGCAAGAGCAAGCTTATCAAGATTGTGTCTACGAAAGATATCAAGGTAGCGATCTTTTTCAGCTTCGATTGCCGCGTTAGCCTGCTGCATATTATTTAAGGCTTTTCCTTGTCTCTCAAATGATTCTTTCATTGCTTCTATTGCAGCTTTTTGTTGCTCTATGGCGCTTTCAAGTTGTATGGCATTACCTTTCAGAACAAGGTTATTAGCTTCAAGTACCTGATTTTGCTGGTACATCCAAAAACTGATCGCGCCGAGAACAAGAATAATTGCTATAAAAAATTGATTCATCAGTTCTGCTCTATTCTGTAATGAAGACCATTTGAATCTTTAATGTGTACAATCTTTTTATCAACAGTCTTAAATTTAAGTTCTTTCCAATTGGCTATTATTATTCTTTTAACGTTTCGCCAAGACTTATCATCACTATCTCCATATTTTGTATTTTTGGAGACAGTGATGGTATAAGTCGGTCTTTCAAATAAAGATAATAGCCATTTAAACATGGTGACTAAAGTCGATTACTTCTTTTTCTTTTCTTCTATTTCGTCTTCTTCATCATCTTCGTCTTCATCATCTTCGTCTTCGTCTTCATCATCTTCGTCTTCATCGTCTTCTTCTTCTTCTTTCTTCATCATTTTCTTGTATTTTTCTTCGAGAGCAGCGCGAATACGACCATTCATTTCTTCTTCGAAGGCTTCTTTCATTTTGAGAGGATTGTTGTTAATAGCCTCAACTACAATTTTTTCAATGGACATTTATTTTCTCCTTAGGGATTGTATTGTACTTATATTTATACTGATTTTAATCTTTCCATCAACCGTTCGGCGCGCACACCAACCTGTCGTGCCCAGAGTGAATCGAGACCTTCAGGTGCCGCACCCACGTAATCGCCTTCAATGATTTTTGCATTAAAGTTCTTGAATTTACTCAAACGAGGACGGCCAAGGTTAAACAACATATTAACAAGTACTTCTTGTACTTCACCAGGAAAACCTTTCCAGTCATCACCGTATAATACAACACACTCTGAGATGGCTGTGTCCAAGTCTCGTTCAAAACATTCCCGTACTCGCTCTTCTGACACTGGTGTTCCTACTTCTTGACCATATTCTGGATCATCTTTTAGTACAAGATGACCAACTCCAAAAGTTGGGTAACCAAGATGGTCAAGATAGATCTTATACACCACACCTTCATCCACACATAATTGTTTGTAAATATTTTCTCTGTTCATTTATGTCTCCTTCAAACCTGTCATCAATTGCTTAAAATTCTTTTTCTGATATTTTTTCTGCTGAGCCTTTGTCACACCAGGTTCGCCTTGAGCTCCAACCCCCAAACCAGCAATAGCGCCGCTGCCGACATTCATGGTCGGTTCTTCATCTACTTCTTTTTTTGCTGCTTCAAAAATTTCATGGTGTTCTTCGATAAAGGCGCGCATTCTCAAATCTATATCAGACTCACTTAAATCGTAATCTTCATGAAGCATATTTGCTTCTTGCATTCTTTGCTCTTCTTTGATTAACCAAAGAGCAGCTGCATAAGAAGCTAATCTTGTTGATCCGAAAGGAAGTTTTGCCAACAATTTTTTAAGATTTAAAATCATTTGGTCGAATATGCCAAAAGACTTGCGCTGAGCAATTCGAGTAAAATCTTTGCGCTTAACAAGGATATTACCTTTCTCGTCTATGACACCTTCTTTATAAGCTTCCCACTTATCAAAGGGTGTTATCAACCTTTTAATGAATGAGTAAACTAGATATAAATCTACAACCATTTAAATTTCCTTTAGCCTTTCGATAATTCCAAAATCTGAATTTATACTATCGGTGTTTATGACAACATCATCATACGTAATAATCTGTGGTATATAATTTAAATATACCACAAATGGTTTTAAGTATTCATGATACTCGTGTAAACGCATAAACAACATATTCGTGGCGTTAAGCCCAAATACGTTATAAATTACAATCAAATGATTTAGAATCAACCTTTCCTTTAAATCGCTTTCTGCTCTGTACCTACCAAAAAGTTTTCGAAGATATTGAAATCGTTTCATATCTTCTTCAAACTCTGATATCTCAGTACACTGAGGATTATCATAGTACTTCATAGCATACAGTAGAAAGGTTGATTCTGTCAATTTCATAATATAGAACTTAGTTTATTAGGAATCAGCTACGATTGTATCTTCAATTGCTGTATTACCTGTTACACCAAGGTCACCTGCATCTGCTGCGGAAACCTTCATTACAACTAAGGATTCTGCTTTATGACGAGTCACACCATTCTGGTCAGTATATGTATGATACAAATTCCAACCTGGTGTTTTAAGACCTTTGGCACGGTTTGCAACAACACCTGCTTCTGTCAAGTCAACAAATACTGCGTTGTCTTTGTCGTGCGATTTATTGGTGTTATTAACATCATCTTCTAGATACTTCGGCGCGTCTGCAAGAGTATCAGTTTTTCCCCATGATGCCATTTCGTTCTCCTTTAAAGGTTTAATTATTACTTCTATTTATTACACTATTTGTGTTTTATAAGTTGTTTAACCATTTCTTCTTTCTTCAGTTTAGAAGAGATAGTAATTCCGAGCTTTTCACCTTCCGCGGCAATTCCTGCCTTTGTGAGTTTATTCAATGCAGCTTTAGTGAGTTTAGGAGAAGCTTCAACGGGGCTCTTAGGCGCTTCCTTCTTCTCTGGTTCCTGTTTCTCAGTTTCTTCTACAAATACAGGAACTGAATA